TGAAAAAGACATCTACCTGTGTCTTTAGCAAGAAATAAAACTCCTGCTGCTGTAGTCATTTGCTTTCCTCTTAAAGCAACAAACGCCAAAACCCTGTGTTATAAACACCTTCGTGACTGCTAACCCACGATTCGTTGTACCATTTGTATTGCTTAGTTGTGTATGTGTTTGTAAGATAATGTAAATCAGTAATAGTACTTGCTTCAAATACCACGGTCCATTTAGTTCCGTTGTACTGTATAATATCATTTTCTTTTGCTTCGATATCCCAATTAGGGTATCCTGTCTTAGAAATTGTTTCTGTGATTAAGTATCGCTGACCATCTACCGCGGCAGCTAATGATCCATCTCCTGGATAAGAGGCTCTTGGGTCTAATATTTTATCTACGTTAGTTAATGTGTCTGCTGGTAATGTTTCTGGATCAATATTAAATACTAGTTTAGTATCATCTAGTGTATTGACTGAAACACTTCCTATAACAGCATCTAAATCGTTGTCGCTGTCGTTAGTAATATTTAATTTAAGTTTACTTGTGGTTGATAACTTACCTTGCATTTCGATTAAGTCTTCCCACTTAATGCCGTTGTATTGTGTATCTAATAACACAGCACTTGCACCGTCAATTTGTAATCTATAGTCACCTGGTGTAGTGACAATTTCAGCAACTTCTGGTACAGTTGAGAAAAAGTCTGCTAAGTCTGTGCTAAATCCTAAATCCTCAAGGTTGTTTGTTTCGTGCATGTCTGTAACAATTCTTTGTATGATCGTTTGCTTTTTAACTTTAGCAGGCGGACTAATCCAAATAGGTACTGCAAAACTCAGTGTTGCAATGTCTAGTGATTCATCTACCCCTTGCGGTATACTTCTGCTACTCCATTGTACGTCAGTTAATTCAACTTCAAATACATTACTCCAGTCTAACGGATTATCATTCGACTGTAATTGTATATTAGGATTAAATAATATCATTAACTGTTCTAATATTTGTAACTTAGTATCAGTATTTGTAGTCCATACATCTACTTGTAATGTTAAGTTATACGGCACAGGCATATAACGTTGTACAGTATACAAGTTACCTTGTCCTGTTTCGTATTTGCCTGTATCGGTATTAAATTGTCTTTCTGCTACTTGGCTGGTGCTAACAAAGTTTGGCTCGTGTATTCTATCTCTAGCAACTTGTAAACTTTGTATGCTACATGCAATAAAAGGAGCACTAGCAATAACGTTCTCTGAATTGTTACGCAGTATTTGTGCAACCATTCTGCTTTGGTCTGCATAACGACAAGGCACAGTGTTATAGTTTACACCGCTAGATGTATTTTCTGCTACTTGAAAGTTAGAAAATATTCTGATAAGTTGTTGCAAGTATCTTTTAACTTGTCCATCATACCAGTAATCTAAGTTTTTCTTTGCCATTATATATTACCTTTGTTACCCAAAGTCCTTGAGCATCTTCTTAATCTCTAATGCATGTTGTTCTTCCATGCCAATTTGTCCTCTAGCATATTCTTCTAACATAATACTTGCATCAGCAACTTCGTCTAATAGTTCTTTGTACTTGGCTACAGCATTCATTTCGTGTTGTAGGCTTTCTTTTAAAATTTGTAATACACTATGGTCGTGGTTTTCTTCTATCTTAGAAATCTGTTGACTTGGGTGTCCTTCAAATCCTGTAATAAACTCGCCTGCTTGTAATGCATGTGCTAAACTTTCAGTTGCTTGTTCTTGTAAAAACGTTACAATAGGCAATCTGTAAGGACCGGCAATCATTAATGAGCTATGTGCATATCTAACAACACCGGCCATCTCCAGCTCTATAATATCATTTAATAATTGACAAACTCGTTTTTCGTTTAGTTCTCTCATTTCTGCCATAGTGCCTTAGACTTGTTCAAGCCTTTCCATTAATCTTTCAGCACGGTTAGTTACCTGTTTGTGCCAACGGCTATCTCTGCCTTCAATTCCTGCTTGTTTCCAATCCTGAGCTTCTAACGCCTTACGGAAGTTATTGAACTTACCTAAACGTGTTCTGCCCATATTGAACATCATGTTCACTAGGATTTCTTGTACGACTCCAGGCCAATCTGTGAAATCATCTCCATATAATGCAACGCATTCTGAGATGCTGGTGTCAAGGTCTTTTTCAAAACATTCTTTTGTTCGTTCTTCTGTGACTGGGGTTCCAACGTCTTGACCAAACTCTGGATCTGATTCAAGGACCAAGTGTCCAACTCCAAAAGTTGGGTAGCCCAAATGGTCTTTATAAATTTCATAAACAACTCCTTCATCTATTTTTAGTTGTTCAAATACTGATTCTCTGTTCATTTTAGTTCCTTTATTAAAAATGCTAAACATTAGTTATCTGTCTTGGGCTTAACTACCTGGCTGAGATTGACTTTCTCACCTGTAATCTTGCCGTCTGTATTTACTGCAAGGTTATCATTATTAATAAACCCTGTGAGTATTTTGTTTGCTGCTGTCCATGCACCTTTGGTGTTTGATCTTATAAACTTGAAACGTGCTCCTTCTTTCTGGAACAGTCTATTAGGTACAAAGTCTGTACGCAAAAAGTAATCGCCTTCGTTAATGCCTGTAGTTGGGAATGATATTCCACTGCCTACAATACTTGCACCATTAGGCGGCGCACCATCTTCGTTTTCAAAGTCAATTGATGGTTTGCCTTTTGCATCTTTGTCAACATATAAATGTGCAGTCTTTCTATAACTAGGATCGAGTGCAACATCTTTTTCTGATGCCGCTACAATAGCTTCGCTAATTGCAATCTCGTCTGCGTATGTACTAATGAGGTTACGAAGATCACCTTCTTCCTCACCAGTACCAAGAATATCTCTGTACTCTTGTGAATCTGTTATAGGACCTAATTTAACTCTCCACAAATGTGGCCACCAACGTGGGTCAAATCCTTCTGCAGGTCTACTAGCATCAGTAACAACATAAAATCTGTTTATTGCTTCGTCACTGCCTAGTAATAAATCGTCTCGTAAATGTGGCAACTCTAAAACGTCACCGGCCATTAACTTTCTGCCTACTGCTTCTACCATACTTTCGATATGGAAGTTCATAAACAGTGTATCGTTTGCTAAGAACATACCAAACTGTGTAAGATCAAACCCATCATTGTCACCAATGTTGTATTGCCCACGCAATTCATAAATGTTCTTGTCGTATCGTCGATCCCTGTTCTCTAAAAACAGCAAATCTTGTATAAACACTTCTGTGTTGTTGCCATCGGACGCTGGTCTTGTAGGATCTTTTGTATCAGCCTGTGCCTGCGTTCCTAAGTATTTGTGCAAATGCACACCGGTTCCGACTGCATGCAGGTGCTCACCAACGACTCTATCTATAAAATTGAAGTCGTTTGTTTTTGTTGGGTTCCATAACGATAACTTTGGCATAACACTATTTATCAAGATCTAAAACGCCGGCGGATAAATACTTACTACTTACACAGGGAACAACCTATGAGAATATTTATTACCGGGCACGATGGCTTCATTGGCTCACACATGGTACCAGAATTAGCAACACGCCACGAACTAGGATTCCTTGAATATGATTTAAGAGATCATGCACAGGTGAAAGCACAATTACACGAGTTTAACCCAGATGTTATTGTCCACTTAGCGGCAAGAACAGAAGTAGAAGATAGTTTCTATGAGCAAATAGTATTCTCAGAAGTAAATTATGTGGGTACTGTTAACCTAATTGAATCTGCGGCAACCCTGCCAAACTTAAAAAACTTTGTGTTTGCAAGTACAATGGAAGTATATGGCTGGCAACCAATTAGCGATGTTATTAAGAGAGGTGCTGAAGTGCCGGAAGATATTTTTGCCTTTGATGAAGATACTCAACCCAATCCTAATGCCCCTTATGCCGTTGCTAAGTATGCATGTGAAAAATACTTAGAGTATGCACACAGAAGTTACGGATTACCTTTTACATCCATTAGGCAAACAAATTGCTACGGCAGAAAGGACAATGATTTTTTTGTAACTGAACAAATTATCTCTCAGATGATTAAAAACCCACAGCAAATATCCTTAGGTTATGCAGAACCTTATAGAAATTTTATATACATTGAAGATTTACTTAGTGCATGGAGAACAATTATAGAAAACCCTGATAAAGCAGCAGGTGAAATATTTTGTTTAGGTCCAGATAACGCAATCAAAATCAGAGACTATGCAAAATTGATTGCATTCCACTTAGGATGGGACGGTAACATTGCATGGGATCAGAAGCCACAACGCCCAGG